CTACTGGACCAGTAGCACCGACTGGACCTGTAGATCCTGTGGCTCCTGTTAATCCTGTAGGGCCTGTATCGCCTGTTACCCCTTGTGGGCCAATCGCTCCCGAAGGTCCTGACGCACCTGTCGCTCCTGTCGTTCCAGTTGCTCCAACTGGTCCCGTAGGTCCAGTAGCTCCCGTGACGCCTGTAGCGCCAACAGGTCCTGTTGCACCTGTAACTCCCTCTGGACCCGTTGCTCCTGTAGGGCCTGTGTCGCCCGTGGCGCCTGTAGTTCCAGTAGGACCCGTGGTACCTGTCGGCCCAGTCGGTCCAGTATCTCCTGTAACACCTGTTGCTCCTGTCGTACCAGTAGCGCCAGTTACACCTGTTGCACCTGTAGCACCGTCTGGTCCAGTTGCTCCCGCAGGACCAGAAGGTCCTGTTGGGCCAGTTGCACCTTGGCCGCCTTGAGGTCCTTGATCTTGCGAAAGTTCTACCGCCACTTGTGGCGTAATGTTTTCAATAACAATTATTGTGCTCACGTAGTTACAGCTCCTGTCACAATAAATTTGCCTTCTAAAATTCTGGTAACTGTTACACCTGATGTAAGTACTAGGTCATATGAGTAACGACCTGCTGCAATAGCACCTGTAGTAGTAGCGCTAAATGTGACTGTGACTCGACCTGTTGATTGGTCTAAAGTCATACCACCATTTTCTGTGGTTGCAACTACAGTTGTAGTAGATGCACCAACGAATGGTCTAACAGTCATAGTGCCAGTGTAACCACCTAAACTCCAAGGAGTTTGGTCGTTAAGTATCTGGAACTGAAAGTTAAATGTAGTTGCTTGGTCACAGACTAGGTTATATTTAGCACTCAAGATGACACCGCTCTGAGAGCTTGCGCTGCAGGTAGTTGAAAAGTACCAGCGATGAGATTACATACACCGTTGTAATCAAGACGATTAGTGTCAGTCGTACCCGCAATCGCATTGAGAACTCCCACTGTGTCTGTTAAGTTTGTAGATACTGAACGTGCCACTGCCCATTGACGAGCAGCAAGTGCTTCACCAACCATTGCTCCTGGTGTTCGATAGGTGCCACCATTAGCCAAACGATTAAGTTCATCTAATAACGTTGTGCCGTACTGTCCTAGTGCCACCTATATCTCCTTTACTTCTTCTTGGTTTTCTTTGCTGCAGCGTTATCTACTAGATTTGGGTATGGTCGTCCTGCTGCCTTAGCCCGTGCCTTTGCTGCAGTCTTTTGCTTTGGCGTTAGCGCCTTTGATTTCTTTTTAGGATTTGGTTTATCCCAGAATGCTGTCTTCTTCATTTGCAACTACAATCCCAAGCACGAAGTGACTTGTTAATTCTTGAGTTCGGATCTTTAGCTGTCTTACTAGAAGTGTTCTTTGCCTTCATCCCACACATACGACCACAGAAAGACTTGCGCCTAGCTGCAGACTTAGGAGACTTAGCAGCCTCGGCCTTCTTAACTGGAGGCTTGAGATTCATACCCGCAGCTTTGGCAGAGGCACGACCTTTTGCATTCAGGCCACCCTTGGGGTTCTTACCCTCTGCTCTTTGCCACGCTGGAGACTTAGCCATTACTTAGCAGACTTACCCATCGCACCGGTTTGGAGTGATTCGTATGTCTCATACTTCTTAGCACCATCATATTGCTTGTCAGGTGTTGGGTACTTTGTGATGTCTTCTTCGTAGTTTTCCATTACTTCTTCTTCCCCATCTTCTTAACCTGCTTCTTAATCATTTTCTTGCCAGTCTTCTTAGCTGCCATCTTAGCCATTGCCATACCTTTTGCTGTGTATGGGTATTCTTTTCCACCTACGTTTGGCATTGCTTCTCCTTAGTTTTTGAAGGTCATTGAGATCCCATCGAAAGCCTTACCAGCCTCGTTGGAAAGTTTAACTGCTGCATCTATATCTTTGCTCTTTGTTGAACGAGGTTCTATACCTTGCCGTGTTGCATCGTAATAGGACTGTAGTTCCCTATCGTGTTGCTTAGCAGTAGGTAGTTCTCTGTGGTTTGCCACACCTACGCTCAACTCTAGTTCTCCCACTTTGCAACCAAAGCAATCTTCTACATACTCAAGATGCGTGGTGCGTCTATGTAAACTCATACTGGAGTTAACCAACTTCCATATCCTGCAGCAGTAAGCACACCTGCCTGGTAGTCGCTAATCTCGTACTCGTGTCCACCAAGGAAGTAATAACTAGCTGCTGCTAGATCATCTTGGCTTGGAGTCAACGTAGCAGTTACTGTAGTTCCATTAACAATTAAAGTCTGTCCTCGTGGGATATCAGTCATACTAGGAGCAATAGCTCCATCAATGGTGCCACCATTAAAGCGACGACCTGCAAGGCGTGAGTATGGAGTGAACTCGTTATAGTCCGTTCCCCAAGTTTGCCACTGGTAGGGAGTCATTAGTGTGTATGCCATATCCAACCTTTCCTAAGTGACAGGGGTGGGTTTGACCCCACCCCTGCCGTTGCACTAGCGGAATTATCCGTTTGTTGCGGCTGACTCAATGCGATAGAGCGCAGCTTCACGAAGGCGTGCAAAGCCTCCGAAGTAGTACCAACCGATTGTGCGGAAACGACGTAGCGCATCAATCTCTGGACCGATAACGGTTGAGATATCTGCAGCCTGTGCTTCAGCCAATGCTTCACGACCAGCGACGATTGCGCGGTAGTTGTTGGTGAATGTAACAGTACCTGTGTCTGCTGCTGAAGTAACGTTAGTTGCTGTCAGTGCATAGGTAAATGTTGTTGTTGATGGTACAGATGCGATTGTAAATGTACCGTTAAGTGTTGTTGCAGTTACGCAAGCAACTGTTACGACCTGGCCTACGCCAAGACCGTGAGCAACTGCTGTAGTAATTGTTGCAACGTTTGATGTCAATGCACTGTTAGTGATTGACACTGTAGGTGTGATACCTGTTGACAACTTTAGACCGTTTAGGACACGTGGTGTCTCAACGATGAAAGCGCCTTCGATAACGCCTACTGCACCAGCAACGAACGGTGTACGCTCAACGTACTTTGTTAGCTCCTGGAAGCCACCTGTACCAGTTTCAGCACGAAGATCGGCTGACTGACGTGGGTGTAGGTATGCAGCATATAGTTCACCCATACGAGGCAATGCCTTGTTTGTGCGTAGTGATACAACAGCGTTACGGATATCCGCAACTGTCATTGTGTCTACTGGGAGAATTCCTGATGATGCAGTTGGAACAGTTCCTGATGGACCGTTTGAGTAGATCACGTTAGTTCCTGCTGAGAGGACCTGACCTACTACGTTGTCAATAGAATCTGCTGCGTTGTAAGCGATGATGTCAGCAAGAGCTGAATCAACATCGTTGAAAGAAGTTAGGTTTAGCTTCTTTGTTGTTGTAACTGCTGAACCGTATTCGTTCAGTGTTACTGTAACCTGTGATGGGTTACCTAGTGCAATGCTTGAAACATCTGAAGTTTCTGTCAATGTAGATGTAGCCTGAGCCAAATCTGAATAGATTGAGAAAACAACTGATGATCCTGGCATAGCCTGTTGCACGGGCTTAACATCAGCTAATGAACGCATAACAGGAATGGAACGTAGTGCCATTCTTACATACTGGTCGTATGCTGCTTGTACGAGTGAGCTGATGCTAGACGTGGTTGTGGGGGTACCTGTTGGGATAGCCATTTGTGGTCTAGCCTTTCTTGTTTAGGATCGGATTAGAGTCCAGACAATCTAATAACATCATCCAGTTCTTCTTTGCTGTTTGCATTCATTAGTTTTTGCATAATGTCTCCGTTATGTTCTGGTGATACACCAGAATCTGCGGAGTTTGTCATACGCTTATATGCGGCAGCATCGTTTGGATTTACATTAGGTGTCTGGTTTTGGCTTACTTCAATGCCGAATACATCGGCATAGTCTTCAAGCCATTTAGATACAGACTCTTCAGTTGGGTCTATATCCTGTGGGATAAATGAAGCAATTTTGCTGTTTACCCCGCGAGCTGCGAGGGCATCCTTTATTGCTCTTTCGCGTTGGCCCTTACTTAAAGTTTCAAACTGAGAACGAAGTTCTTGCAGTTCTTTATCTTTTTGTTTTGATGCCTTGCGTAGTTGCTTTACTAGATCGTTAGACGAATCTTCTGTGAAGTCGTCGTCATCCTCGTAGTCGTAATTGGACATAGTGGTCCTTCTCCCTATTAGTTGTTGGCATAGGCCTCATATTCGTTTGGGGAAACGGTATGGCTCCTACTTCTGGTCTTGTTATCGCTCCACTAGGCCAGTCGTTCTAGTGGCAGGCTTTATAGTACTCCGGCTCTGTCTCGTGCTATTGCACCAGCACCGGCACTACCGCTAAATGCGGCAGTTTCTAGTGATGTTAATTTCTTACGCTGCTTTGCAGCCTCTGTTGAACCAGCAAGTCCAAAGACTTCAGCTTCTGCTGTTGTCTGTGTGTATGGAGATTGCTTGTAAATCTCTGCTAGTTGTCCACCACGTGGAGCAACTTCTGCAACTGTCTGGAAACCTTGTTGTGCTTGAGCCTTGGTAATACCGGCTGCGCCTAGTTCACCTGCACGAGTACCTGTGATTCCTAGTCCTGCTTGAGTAGCAGCGCCACCAATTTCTGCAGCAGTTACCTTGCGCTTAATATCGGTAAGTGCCTTAGTAGGATCAAGTGTGTAAGCCAAGATATCGCCGTTAGTAATATCTGGATAAAATGCTTTAAGAGATGCAAGAACTTCTGGATTAGCATTAAGAACACGAGACTGTGCAGTCATTATACGGTCTTCTAATTCAGTTGCAGATACATCGTTAGCAATAAACTTGTTGAATCCTTCTTGGATTCCCATATCACCACGTGTGTAATACTCTGCAGGTAGGCCATAGTTACGCATAATGTTCTGGTACTGGTCTTCAAGGCCTAGATACTCAGCCTCTGAGATAGCAGCAAGGCCCTTTTGAATACGTTGAGCATTAGCAGCAAAGCGCTTCTTATAGGCATCTGTCTCACGTAGTTTAATTGTAAACTCTGATGGTGATGCTCCGCCTGTGATTAAACCCTTAAGTGGTTCAACCAGCGCTTCTAGTCCATATTGCTTAAATTGAGAATAAAGCAAGTCGTAGGCAGATTGACGTTCACCTTGTGCTGCTGCAGCAGCAGTTTCTGCTGCAATCTGTGCAGCAGATTTTAGGCCAGTTTGAGTAATGGTTTTAGTATCTTCAGTATCTTCAGTGTCACCTTCAGTTACAACTTCAACACCATTTTTATATGTTTTACCACCCTCGGTGCCAGTAAAAGGAACACCACTAAAGTAAAGTATTCCACCAAGCATTTGAAAAACATTACTTCCAACTTTAGCCAAAGATGCTGGATCGGTATTTTTAGTAGAGGATATATTGCTACCAGGTACACCAAGTAATCCACCCTTAGCAGTAAAAGATTTAAGTGCTGCAGTTGTTCTAGCTGCTTCTTGAGCAATAGGAGATGATGCAAGGCGTGCTGCAGTTACTTGTTGAGCACGGGTTAAAGGCTTTGATGAAGCGCTTGCTTGTCCTATTGCAGCAATTCTAGCTTTTTCTGCTATGTCTGCTGCTTTTGCTGCAGCTTTTGCTGCAGCCATACGTGCTTCGGCTGCGTCTTCGTATGCTCCCATTATTTACCCCTGGAATCCAAAGTCCTGAAGGACCTTAAGTGCTGCGTTTGAAACTTCTTCTTTAGCAGCACCTGTGTACTGCCAACGATTATCTTGACGTAACGCTTTCTTAAAATCGTACAGGTTCATATCACCCTTATCAGTAATAGCCATACGAAGAGTACTATCGTTAAGGTCAATTTGGTTGGGATCTAACTCAAGGGTAGATGCCATAGTTTGACGATATGGCGCATAGATAGCTTCTAAATCATAACCTTGACCAAGTAAGCCACGTACATATTGTGGTTGTCCTTGTGCAGCTAACATACGAGCATCTTGTGCTACACGGTTGATATCAATAGAGCCATCTGCTAGACCACGCAATACTGCTGTCTCAATATCGCCACCTGCAGTAATTGCAGAGACATTGGGCAGGATATCCTTTAGAGAAAAACCGTTTGCCTTAGCAATACCTTGTAATGTTTGGTAGTTCTGTAGTGCTTGACCACCAAAGCCAGTTTGCTTTGTGCCTGTTCCAACGATGCTTGTTGTCTTTCCAATGAAAGGAGTAATCAAAGCATTGATTGCTAGTGGATCATCTTCTAAATTACCATCATAAATCTTTTGAGCAACGCTTTGAGCTTGCTCGTCTGTAAGAGTTACACCAGCAATTTCTTTTGCCTGTGCTTTAACAGAACGTATTTGCTTGCCAAGATACATACCGTATTCGGTATTCTTGACATCTTCGCCAGCCTTAAGAAGATCATTATACTTCTCACGGTTAACAATCTTTGTACGTACTGACTCAGAGTTTCTCTGCCACCAAGGAGTTAACTTTGCTTTAGAAAGAAATATCGTTGGGTCCATATCAGTAGCTACTGCTTCTACAAGAAGTTCACCAAGTTTAGGATCTAACTTAAAGATATAATCAGGTAGGTCATACCAGAACTCTGTCTTAGCAAGAAGAGTATCTAGTGGAGTTTTAGTTCCGGCTAAGCGTGCTGCATTTTGTGAATCTGTGAAGCCACCTCCAGGAGTTACTGTAGGTGTTTCAACAGTCGCACCAGGTGTACTAGGCGCTGGCTTTGTTTTGCCTCCAGTGCTTGGCAAAGGTGTCTTAGTTAAAGCACCAGGCTTTACCTCAGGCTTAGCGCCTGCAACTACTGATGGTTTTGTACCAGTTGAAGTTATTGTTTGAAATCCAGGCACTGCAGTTTTAGTTAACTCTGCACGAGCTTCAATCTTATTAACTGCTCGCTTATTTATGGATGTCAATGCACCCTTGTAGTCATCTACAAGGTCTTCCATATCTGTTTTAATCTTTTCAGCAGCAGCACTTGTTGGGTCAAGTTGGAGATCAAGGGCTTCCTGTAATTTTGCATACTTGCCTTCAATAAGTTTTGCTTTTTCTTGGCCCTTTTTTGAGCGCTCTTCAGCAACAAACTTTTTTAAGACTGTATTAGCTTGCTTTAGATCTTCTTGTAATTTTTCTAATTCTTTTTGGTCTAGTTTGTAATCTCTTAAAGACTTTGCACGTAACTCTTCTGAGTAGTCAACACCTTCAGCAAATTTCTTATTTGTATTAAGGCTTCTTTTAGCCGTAGAGATAGCACGTTCTATGCGGTCTACGTTTCCTTTAAGGCGGTTAAATCCTGCTTCAGCCATTAGCGACCACCACCCAATGCGTTCATAAATGTCTCATAGAAACCAAGGACTTTGTTAGCCTTGCCTTCATCTGTACCTGAAATTTGATCTACTAGGTATTGCTTTTCATCTAAACCAGCCATAGTTGTCTGTGTCTGCTTAGCACCCTTACCGTAGGTTGTTGTGCTCGCTGCTTTACCTTCAACAGCCTTAAGCATTGCTGAATACTTCTTAATTTCAGCAGCAGTAGCTTTGCGTCCCAAAGTGTCTCTGATGATTGAATCAACTAATTGTTGTGCAGCCTCTGGCTTATACTTAGTTACGCTAGTAACTGTAGTTGGGCCTGTATCTGTACCTGTGCCACCAAGAGAGACAGTTTCCTGTAGAAACTCATCGCGTCCCATAGGACGCACTGCGCTGATAGATAAGCGTGCTTCTTCTGCAGCAGAAAATGCTCTTTGTAAAGCAGGTGTATACTTATCAGTAATCTTACCCTTGTAGTATCCAGCCGCTTTGAGCAACTTGGAGTAACCAGTAATTAGTGCTGGGCTTTTAGCAACAACAGATAAGAACTCTGTGTAATCAGAGGTAGTGTTAGATTGCTTTTCTTCAGGTGTGCGTGGAGTAATCTTCGCTACACTGCTACTTGAACCTACTGGCAATTTAGTCTCCTAACAATCTACCAAAGAGTACATTATATGCACTCTGTGTGTTCTCATTAAACTCTGAAAGTTGACGCATTTTGATAATAGTTTCTTCCTTATTCATATTGATAAGGAACTGGCTACCGCCAATACCTTCGAACTGGTCCTTAGTTGCCTTGTATGAATTGTAAAGATCCATCATCTGACGCAACTTCTTAGTTGTTTCAGGCGCTGCCTTATATGCAGCCTTTTCATCTAGCATCTTCTGCAAGTCGTTGAGTGCTTTCATACGCTCAATAGCCTTCTTGCCGCCCTGTGCTAGTTCTTCCTGCACAAGTGGTCGTCCAGCCTTGAATACTGTTGCCCAATTTTGGAACTCTGCACGAAGTTGTGAACGTTCAAAGTCTGTACCTACAGACTTAAGACCTTCTTCGTATGTGTTCTTCTTTTCGTAATAAGTCTGCATATCTGCTGCAGTCTGTACCTCACGCATAAAGTCAGCGACTGTCTTATTGGTACGAAGACCCATATCAGTCATAGTCTTGTAGGCATCCCAAGAGTATCCAGCCTTGTGAGGAATAAGGAATGCTGCACCTTGTGGATATTGCTTAAATAGTGATTCGTTACTGTCAACGAAGTCGCCTGATTCCTTTGCGTAACGGAAGTAAGCAACAGTTGAACGCTCTGATTCTGATACAGTAAATGGCATCTGATCTGGGTAACGCTTTACCCATTCAGTCATTGCTGTATCGTAATCGCCGTACTTATCTAGTAGCCCATACCAGGTCTGCTTGAATGATGCCTCACCATTATCGCGTACCCAGTCAGCCATCTCAGACTTAAGCTGAACTTGTGCTGTAGCAGGTGCAGTAAAGCCATAGACAACACGCATACCTAGGATACCTAGTGTGGTGTTCTTCAAACGAAGACGGTAATCATCTAATTCTGCTGCGCTAAATGGAATTGGTATCTCTTGTCCATCAACTGTCTCATACTTTTGCACAAGTCCGTGTCCACCTGCTTCAAGATATGTCATAGCCTTACGCATAGCTGATGCGTACTGACCATCACGCTCATCTTGGTTCATTGCTGAGTAGATACGGTTGACGTGTGCTGGCAAGAATGCTGAAACCATTGGTTGGTCTTCTGCATACTTACCTAAAAGTGTAGTTGTGATGCGATCTGCGGCCCCTGGGCTAAAGATACCTACAAGGTTTGATGCAACCTTGATTGAGAAACCAGATAGTGGTCCTGCAAGTGTAGGAACTGCTGACTCTGGGTTCAAAGATGGTGTAATCATCTTTAACTTAGCACCAAACTCTACTGGGAATGGTGTCTTAAACTCTGCTGGTACACCTAATGCCTGCATTGCAGCTTGAACTGCCTTGTAAACGTACTGTGTACCAGGATAGATGAAGTATGGCTCGCCCTGATCGTCATTTTGTACCCAACCTGAGTGGGTTACACCCTCATAAGTAAGGCTTGCCTTAACAATAGCCTCTGGGTTGTAGCGCACAACGCGGTACATACGACGATAGAAGTCTTCAGTAGCACGATAGAAGCGTGCAAAGTTACGAATCGAGAAAGCCATCTGGCTTTGTATTGCAGGGTTATCAACATAAGCCAATGTCTGCAAACGTGCTCGGTCTTCTACAATCTCTGCTAGCTTTGTACGTGCATTAAACTCTGCTTTAGCAAGTGCTGTTGGGTCTGTAATACCCTTTTGATATGATGCAATAAAAGCCTTTTCAAATCCAGACTTGTCAAACTCCTTACGGAGCTTAATCATCTCAGACAGAACCATAGGTTCACGTGATAGACGAGCATTAGCCTCACCTAACCAGTCCCAACCCCACTCCATCATAGATGTGGTGTAGTTACCAGTATCTGTTACTGGTACTAACTGCGGTCCAACAATGTAATCTGGGACATCATCAATGTTTTTAGGTAGATCATCAAGACCTAACTTACCGGTAATACGATACTCACCTAGTTCATCATCCCAAGAACGAACCTTAGCGAGTAAGTCTCTATTAAGTTTGCCGTCCTTCTTAACAAATAGTTGCTTTGCTGCGTCATAAATACGCTTTGCGTGTTCTTCTGTGCTGATGCCACGCTCTTCCATACGGAATGCTGCAACCTGCTTAGCGTTTGCTGGGTCATTAAGCCAATTAGCAATCTTGCCAATTGCAACCTCTGCATCAATTGCTTCATCGCCAAGGTTCGCTACTGCAATACGGCCTAGTCTGTCATTTGAGTAATACCCAATACGCATTGCCCAAGAAACTTGATTTGCTTCATTAGCAAGAGGTGCCATACTTGTATAAGCCTTAGCGCCTTTAGCACGTGCAAACTTGCCTTTTGGCAAGTTGTAACCTAGTTCACTTGTACGAACATTGTTCTTACGAGCAAAGTTAAGTGTACGTGTAAACGTATCAGCTCCAGTAAATGCGTTCTTGCCACCTTCAACAACATCCATAAGGGCATTGTCTAGGTCACCAAAGAGAATCTGCTCTTGCAGATACTTGCGGTCATCAACAGTAAACTTACCTAAACCTGTTTGGTCATAGAAACGTGCAAGTTTACCCTCGTTCAAAGCCTGTGCAGTAATCTGGCGAATCTTGACTACATCGCCTTGTGCTGCCACAATAGCCTGTGAATAGTGCTTGGCTTCTTTACCATTAACAAAACGAATTACTCCACCTAGTGGATCTTGTGCTGATTTGCCTAACTTAGTTAGACCTTCTTCTACTTGGCGTGCTGTACGCAAACGAGTTGATAGAGCACGTGCCTTTACTAAACCAAATGGTGACTCACCAATTGCAAGGTGGACCATTAAATCTTCTGTTGCGTTACGAATAGCATAACGAGGACCAGCAAGAGTTAAGAATGACCAACCTGTGGTCATCTTCTCCACCCAATTAGAATGTGCAAGTCCGGCAATCTGTTGGATAAGTCCTGAACGGCTTGCTGCTCGGTCAATATCACGAACACTAAGCGTAGATACATAATCTGATAGGTCAGACAAAATCAAACCTACTTGCTCACCATCTGGTAGAGCTGCTGGATTGTATCCAGTACGAGGATCTGTTACAGCAAACTCACGCTTAGGCGTAGCCTTCAACTGGTCTGCAATTACTTTGCCTTCTTTGGTTACATTTAACCCGCGAATGTCAGCGATAGTTGATTGTAAACCGTAAAAGATTTCCTTCTTGCGTCCTACTTCAGCATTATCAAATGCTTGTGCAATTAACTTAGATTCATTCTTTGGAAGAACCAAGCGTGCATAACGGTAAACTAATGATGCGCCATCTTTAGAGGTAACATCAAACAAGTCATCTTGAAACATAGGCACTTGTGTAAACTTAGCCTTGAATCGGTCAATGCGATACTGAACCTGCGCCATAGAAAATCGTGCTGTTCCTTTAGCATTACGGTTAGCCTTGACTGTATTGACAATAGTTTCTTGACCGTCAATGACTGCCTTTGCAATACCGTCATCAGTAGCTGCTCCACCGAAGTAAAGGTCATCAACAAATCTAGGACCAATTTTATCTAGGTTAATAACTTTATTAACAGTAGTAACAGAAAGGATGCGTGCTTTGCGAGCTGCATCTAAGCGTGGAATCATCACACGCTTGCGACCAATCTGGCCCTTCATCATCTCTTCTAGTTGCTTGGCATTCTCAAAGAAAGCCTTAGCGCTGAGAGCATCTGTAATAGGCACAGCATCATCTGCTGTGTTAATAAAAGATTTAATTACTGGATCACCAAACTCAGGAGCAAGTCTCGTAAGACGTTGCTTGATAGCAACTGCTTCCTTTGTAGCACCAGAATCAATAGCTTTCTTGTAGGCTGCAAGGTCTGCGCCATATGAGTTCCAAAAGTTTTGTACTTGTGGACGTGCAAATACTTCAGTTACTTTATCTCCGCCAACAACAACATCAACTGAATAGCGAGATATATCTACTAGACGTTTTGCTTTACCAGCGACAAGTAGTGGGTCTGCAAGGATGCGGTATGCCGCATCGAATGTACCTGATACTGCACGATAGAAAAAGCCTGAACCTTCAACCTGTGCAGGTGTAACAAGGTTTGCAATTTGGCGACCAGGAGAGTACTTAGCAGCTTGTGCTGCATCCAGTGCATCCTGAAACAAATCATCTTTATTTTGTGCAGCCATTGCTGCAATCTGACGTTCTGAGTCTGTACCAGATGAAGCAATTTGGCTTAACTTCTCACCAGATGCAACTCGCATTGCAACATTGACGCGATCTGTACCAAACTTTGTTTTAGCATTTTCAATGCGACCTGGGTTAAATACTTTATCGCCTTTATCGTTTGCTTCAGTCCAAGCAAATCCTAGTTCGCCACGTTCTGCAATAGGAATAACTGCTGCACGATATGCACGAGTTGTAAGATCTGAAACTTCAGTAAGTCCTGCTAGTAATTTTCCACCTGTGTAGTGCCACGCAGTACCCAACCAGCCACGTTGTGGCTTAGTAACAGGGTCTTCTTCTCCTGCTACACGCTTAAGGGCTGCCTGTTGTTCAGGAGACTTTGAAGCATAGGCCTGTTGTGCAGTCTTTTGCGGTAAATTAGAAAGTTCACGATGAACGGATAGCGTTTTACTTAACGCTTCCATTGCTTTTTTTTCTGCAGGAGTTAAACCTGCAGCACTGGAAGCAGCGTTGAGATCAGCCAACTAGTCACCTCGCGCAACGGCCTGCTGATACAAGATGGCAATAGAACCGTCTGTGTCATATGGCAACATCTTTGCTAGCGTATCTGAAGTCTTTGTAACAGACTTTTGCATCATCAATGCTTTTGCTGGTGAGCCTGCGCCCATATCAATACCTGAAGTAATTGGTTCTGCTGGTCGTGTAGTTGGTGCAAATAATTCTGTTACTGGTGCCTGTGTTGCTGCTTCACGCACATCTCCTGCACGGGTTGGACGAACATCACCAGTCTTGGCTAGCGGAGCACCAGACTGAATAGCCTGTGTCTCTACGCCTTCGCCGTATGCCTTGGAACCCATTTCTAATTTATCTGTACGAACTGAGAACTTACCTGGACCTGATACGCCTGCCTTTGGGTTCATTGGTGCAGTTGTCATTTGTCCTCCTCTAATCTTTCTAAATCTGCTGTCATATCTTCCCACGCTCTATTAGTTTGGGTAAGATGATTTGATTGATAAATTGTTAACTCCATTAACTCACCTGTTAAAGTTTCAATAGATGATGCAATGTTGTGTATAAAGCCTATGCCTACTACAACAAAATCAAGAAAGCGCACTGGACGAGGAACATATTTATCATCTTTCATCGCCCAGTACACCCTCCGTTAAAAAGTTATTATCCCTTTTTGACTGCGTTTCCGCGTCGTCCTGCTGGCATCATTGATGGTACTACCTTGCCTGGTCCTGCTGGCTTGGAGGTATCCTTCTTGCCTTCGACGGCTTTTGACATTGGTGCTGCTGCACGTGATCCTTTATTCATATTACACCTCCTCTGATTATGCTGCGCCGGTGATACCAGCTAGTAGTTGGGCTATATCGGGTTTTTGACCAGCAGCAGGGGCCTGACCAGCTTGTTCTTGTGGAGGTTGCTGCGAGGCAGGAGCGGGGGCCGCACCTGCTGCTGGAAGCTGTTGTTCCATACCTGGAGCCATAGGTGGCATCTGCTGGGTTGGAGGTGGTTCTGGTGTAAATGCTTTTTCGATTGTGCTTTCTAGCGATTGACCCTTTTGGCGACCTTGGATAACAGATGCAATACGGGTAATGATTTCACTAGGGTCTTGACCTTGCGCTGCAAGGGCTGGAATGGCTTGAGCATACTGAGCAACAGCCACCCGCAAAGAATCACGCATTTCTTCGATATCAACACGTTGTTCCTCCTGCGTAACATTTAAGTCCATTGGAATCTCACGACGTACATAGTCACGAGATACGAGCTTGTCTGAACGCATTTGTAGTAAAGCAATGATGGCACGGTTAGGATCCATACCAGACATAATTCCGTAGCGTACATCTACGCCGTACTCACCCTTGATGTCACGAGATGGTGTGTACTTGAGAACGTAAGGTGTTCCGTCATCTGTTCCCTTGATGGTCTTTGGAATACCACCAAATACTTTCTCATCTGCTTCAAAGCATACTGAGATAAGTTCTTGGAACATACGAGCAAACTGAGCTTGTGCTGCCTTGATCTGTGTATCAAAGCCTGCTTGTAGTGCTTGTACACCGCGACCAGTAACTACTGATGCGTCAATGTTACCTGAACGAGATTCAGGATAACGAGCACCAAGGCGTAGTTCACGCTCAAGGACTCCGGACTCTGTAAAGACTCCAGGTGGTAGTTCTAATGAAACACGACGAATGCCTTGTGGATTGGCAGAGCGCATAATGGAATCTGGACCAAGAGCAAGTTCTTGCACATCTTGTGGGATAGCAATAGGTGCTTGGATAGATTTCTCTGCAGCTTGAATCTGCAAGATTGCAAAGCGAGCACGAGCAAGTTGAACTGATAGAACATCATCAAACTGTCCACGTGCTTCACCATCTAGGGAGGAACGCATAATGACAGATGCCATTGGTCGTCCTAAGATATTTGGCGTACGTGATAGTACTAAGTTCTTGCGCTCTGGTAAGTAGAGCAGGTCTTGGTCTTTATCGTGGTACTTGACCATTGAGATATAAGGAGAAGAAAGGCCATACTGGTTTCGGCCTAGAATCAAATCGTAATACTCTGGGTACTGCGCCGCTAATGTCTCAGCATCGGTAACGATGACCTGCATAACAGATAACACACGACCATAACGATCTAACTCTGGGTAAGTACCGAATGGGTTGAGCATACGGATACGAGGATTGTTGTCCTCAAAGTCCATCTCAACCATACCGATACCAAGACCGTAGGTGTTATACCAGTCTGCGGCTGTGTACATCTGCAGTTGTAGGTCAGAGT